TTTTGGTATATAGGTAAATTTAAAGCAATGAAACGCGAATTGGGTAAAAAATAAACCAACCTTTATTAACAGGAGTATCAAAATGGCCAAAAAGAAAAAAACCAAAATGTCCGCTGCGGAACGAGCGAAACGCCGAGCCGCTAATCATACTTCAGGAGGAGCCAGCACCACTTTGCGGCTACCTGCTGGGGTAGAATTCTTCTCTCCTAAGAAAGGGAAGTACCTAGTGGATATTCTTTCCTATCCAGCAGGTAAAGGTAATCCCTGGTGTGAGGAAGGAGAAATGTATTTCGAGCGGACTTATTTCGTTCATCGGAATGTAGGTATTGAGAACCAGTCCTACGTCTGTCCTCGATTGACCTCGGAACTAAAATGCCCTATCTGTGAATATCGGGCAAAACTTCTTAAGGAAGGGGCGGACAAAGATCTTATCCAAAGTCTGAAACCCCAGGAGCGTCAATTGTGGAATGTCATCGATGCCACGGACCGCAAACAGGTTATGTTATGGGACATTAGCACCTTCTGTTTCGGTGCTCAGTTGGATGGTCAGATTAACGAATGTGATGAAGATGAAGATTTCGCAAGCTTCAGTGACCTTGAGGGTGGATATACCTTGAAACTAGGAGTTGACCAGGAATCAGGCCAAGGTTTCACCTTTGTAAAGGTAAACCGCATCGGCTTCAAATCTCGTAAAAAGGACTATGATGAGTCCATTCTGGAAAAACTGTACAATCTGGATGACCTGCTCATCATTCTGGATTACGACAAACTAAACGGTATTTTCCTTCAAATGCCTTCCGGTGAAAAGGTAGAGGAGGAGGATGACGATGATGTGGAAGAAGAAGCAGCCTCGAAGAAGGAAAAGAAAAAGAAGGCTGCTCCGAAACCCGAGCCCGAAGAGGATGATGGTGACCTCGAAGACGAAGATGGCGATGACGAGGATGTGGAAGAAGAAGCAGCCTCGAAGAAGAAAAAGAAAAAGAAGGCTGCTCCGAAACCCGAGCCCGAAGAGGATGACGACGATTTTGACCCCGAGGATGACGGAGATTTTGACCCCGAGGATGACGACGATGGTACAGCCACTCGTGGCAAAGACGATGACGATGACCTCGAAGACGAAGATGGCGATGATGGTGACCTCGAAGACGAAGATGGCGATGATGATGATGACCTCGTTTTGTAACGAGTAGTTTCCTTTCGTAGGGTGAGACTAGCCCCCTCACCCTACACTTTTATTATGAATAACCAGGCATTAAAAAATCTTTTAACGCAAAGGAACAAAATGAGAGAGGGCATATCCAAAGATTCTTATCTTTCCACAGGTAGTACTTTACTAAACCTGGCTTGTTCAGGCAAAGCTAAAGGAGGTTTTCTCAAAGGCAATTATTATTTCTTCGTGGGGGATTCAAGTTCTGGAAAAACCTTTCTGTCATTAACCTGCTTAGCGGAAGCTGCTAAAAATAAGGATTTTGAAGATTACAGATTTATTTACGACAATGCGGAGGGTGGGGCTCTTATGGATATTAAGCGGTTTTTTGGAGGTAAAGTAGCCGAGAAGATGGAACTTCCTGGTGTTAGTAGTGATGGGGAGCCAGAAGCCTCATCAACCATCGAAGAGTTTTACTATCATGTCGATGATGCTATTAAAGAGGGTACTCCCTTTATCTACATTCTGGATAGCATGGATAGTCTTTCTAGTAAAGACGAAGCAGATAAGTTTGATGAGCACAAGGATGCGCATATAAAAGGCAAGGTTGCCGCAGGTTCTTATGGTGACGGTAAAGCCAAAAAGAATTCAGCGAACTTACGAAGATTACTCGCTCCTCTGAGAAAAAGCGGCTCCATCCTCATTATTATTAACCAAACCCGTGATAATTTAGGGTTTGGATTTGAGACTAAAACACGTTCCGGCGGTAGAGCCTTGAAGTTTTACGCTTGTTTAGAAATGTGGAGCTCTATTAAAGGTAAAATTACTAAAACGGTAAAAAATAAAAAGAGACAAATGGGTGTTAAAGCCCTTGTCCAAGTTAAGAAGAATAGAATTACCGGTAGAGAACGAGAAGTGCTTATTCCTATCTACCATTCTTTTGGGATAGATGATATAGGTTCCTGCGTAGATTTTCTATTAGACGAAGGGGATTGGTTGCAAAAAGGAAATACTATTAAAGTTCCAGATGAGGCTTTTGGGGAGGAAATAAAAGGTACTCGGGAGAGCGTCATAAGCAAGATTGAAGAGAATAACTGGGAAAAGGATTTGATAGCCCATGTGGAAGATGTATGGGTAGCTGTGGAAATGGCTCTCCGAATAAAAAGAAAACCAAGGTATGAATAATGGCTAGTACTGGCGGAACATTTACAGGATTACAACCCGATCAAGACCTTTATGAAATGGCCAAAGCCGCAGATGTTCCTATTCCTAAATATATCCAAAAGATGGACATGCATTTCTCAATGAACGATTTGAGCACGGTAACTTACACTTGTCTTATTGAAGATGAATTTGCAAAGGTGTACTTTGCATGGCTAACCTCTAAACGTATGAAAAAATGAAAGGATTTCTATTATGGGTAACAAGAAATCAAGGAAAAGTAACACCAACTGGCAAAAAACGAAAAGTACAAAGAACTGCAGCGAGTGTCAAGCCTTCTCCGAATCTAAAGTAAAAGGAGAACCTCCGTTCTGTGCTACACTGTTGAGTAGGACCGAGGTAGATGCGGTTTGTGACCTATGGAAAAAGAAATGAACCGAACCTGGCTCATTATTGATTGCAATTATCTCTGTCATAGAGCTAAACATTCTATGAAGGGTTTGGCCTATGAGGGAGCTGCGACGGGAGTAATCTTTGGTTTCCTTAAAGAAATCTCCCACCTCATGGACCATTTCCAGACGAAGTATATTTGCTTTTGCTGGGACTATGGTAAAGGATTACGAGAAAGTATCTGCTCGGAATACAAAGCCGATAGAAAAGATAGGGATATGACGGAAGAGGATATAGCCTTTGAAGTGGAGTTCCATTTTCAGATGGAAGCTCTCCGCAAGCAATATCTTCATAAAATCGGTTTTCGTAATGTTTATTACCATTATGGATATGAGAGTGATGATTTAATAGCCAGTATCGTTTTCAATTTACCTAAAGGGGACAGCGCAATAATGGTAACTGCGGATCAAGACATGTATCAATGTCTAAGACCCGCACCAGGTCAAGTTTCTATGTTCTCCCCTGCTAAGAAGGAAATGATGACCTTTGATAAATTTACAAAGGAGTATGGGATTGTTCCTGTTTTGTGGGTTTATGTTAAGGCCTTGGCGGGTTGTTCTTCCGATAACGTAAAAGGGATTAAGGGAGTTGGAATCAAAACCGCGATTAAATACCTTAGGGGGGAGCTTAAACCTACTGTTAAGGCCTTTATTCATATAAAGGAACAATCTAAAGAGATGTATAAAAAGAACGAGCCCCTAGTGAAACTACCATATGAAGGGACTCCTAAATACAAACTCAAAAAAGATAAACCCAATCCCGAAGGTTGGTTGGAAGTAATGGACATCCTGGGAATGAAATCGTTAAAAGAAAAAAGCCCTTGGGGTAGAATAAGAAGAAAACTGGAGGTCTAATGGCTAAAGGACATGCTAAAGGTTCAGAGTTCGAGCGGCAAATTTGTAAGAAACTTTCCCTATGGTGGACCGATGGGGAGAGAGATGATATCTTTTGGAGAACCGCAGGAAGTGGGGCTATGGCTAAAACTAGGAAGAAAACAGGCGGTGCGGCTTTTGGTCAATACGGAGACATACAGGCCATTGACCCTATAGGCCAACCCCTTATTGATGTTTGTACCATGGAATTAAAAAAGGGTTACAATAGGTCCACCTCTCATGATATATTGGATGCCTCTGTAACCGCCAAACAGCAAGAATTTCATCGTTTTATAGAACAAGCAAAAACAGATTCAAAAAACGCCAAGTCCCTTTACTGGATGCTTATATCTAAAAGAGATAGGAGGGAGGCCATCGTTACTATCCCTCTGACTTTTGTTAAAAAACTTTTTGGAAAAACGGAATTTTTATCCAAGATTAAACCCCCTCATAGTAGCATGTATATAAGCAATCGAAAAGATAAAATATTTATGTATCAGTTAGATGCCTTTTTGAAGGCTTTGTCTCCTTATGATATAAAGGGTATTCTTAATGCCTCCCAAACCGACTAAATCAAACTGGAATCAATTAATATCACTTTTTGAAAGTA